CTGCTCCTGATCTAATAGCTGATATTACATCACCAGCTAAAGGATCTGCATCTGGTAAAGTTCCTCCAGCACCTGGCACTATACTTGGTAATCCACCAGCAACTTGTATTCCTTTTCTTGGAGTTGCTCTTCCTCTAGCTTTCCCTTCTTCAATTGCATCTACAGCAGGTCCAAAACCTGTTCTAATACCAAGACCTAATGGATCATCTAACAAATCACGATCAAAGAATGGTGATGCAGGTGCTAACGGAATAGCTGATGCAGGTGATATATCAGCTAATTTGTTTTGTGCAGTTAAAACATCTTGTCTTGATATTGTCGGTTTTGCACCTAAAAGGTTTTGACTAAGACCAAGTGAAGGCAATCCACTAGATAATGTCTGTACAGTGCCTGTACCACCACCTTGTGTAGTTTGTGCAAAATCATCTTTAGACATAAATCCTCTTGGATCTAATCCTTGTTGTTGCAATATGTTAGCAGTAAACTGAGGATCAAATCTTAAATTTGACGTAGGACCTACATTCCGAATATTTGTTCGGGGTCGTGTGTCTACCACGGGAGGTGGAGCTAAAGGTGTGTCAATAAAAGTTTGAGCATCTTGTATGTTTTGTTGTTGTTCATCATCAGAAATATCTGGCGCACTTACTACGTCAAAGCTACCAGTGTCCTCGTTAAAATCAAAACCAGCCACTGGGTCATCATCAACAAATGATTGCTGATTGTCATCAAAACTATCTATTTGTGAACCTATATCAGCATCAGAAAATGCACCTCCTGACATGGCAGCACCACCAAAAAAGAAGTTCTGTACAGGTTTGACAGGTGGCATCATCGGCATAGCCGTCATTTGTGACATCTGTGGTTGGAAAATGTTCACATTGCTTGTCATAGGGGAGACAGGAGCTGTGGAGGATTGCATAACTCCTGTCTGTAACGGAGCTATAGCTCCATTTTTTGGCAATGTTCCTAAAAATTTATTGAAATTTCCTCTGCTTTCAGCCGATGTCTCCAATTTCACCTGTGGTGGTTGACCTGGTGATGGTGGGGTCGGCATAAATCCTCCTAGAGGTCCGTTTGCCATGTATCTCTCCACAAAAAACTAGTTTCTGTAGAGATATTATATCAAATATTTATTTTTGACAACAGGAAGCCCATCTCTTTCTCACTTTGAGCTATAATCTTAGCTGGTACAGGCTCTAAACTTGTCGTAACAGATGTCAAAACGTCTTTCATAGACTTTCTTAGCCTAGAAATTCTCTCCATGTCGTATTTTGTCAGTGGTTCTTGATGTTTTTTTACATTTTCATGCACTTTTTCTGCTTCACCACCTCCATTTTGCAAATGTTGTAGTGCCATATGTACAGATACTGGCATTCTTTGTGTGCCATACTCGTAGTGACACCACGTTCTTAGACTTAATCCTAATTTTTTGGATAATTTTGCCTGACTCAGGTTCAAAGCTTTACGAAAATCGTAAACTTCCTTCTTTGTCAGGTCTGCATACCCATAATCAGTTCGTTTCATTGGCTTTCCTTTCGTTCATATTAACCAAAACTTTGTTTTTTATCATGTCTGCAATCAATTCTTCTTTGTTACTGTAACGATATGCTAAACCATTCCAGTCACAACACACGTTGGCTATGTTTTTCAACAGTGAAGACATCTCCAAACCACGACACATCAACACAGATGCTATCTCTTGCAGTAAATGATCGGTACTTTTGACCTTGAACTCCCTCGTTGTAGAGAGTCGCAACCTATATGTTGTCATTTTTACCTCATTTCATACTAAATATAGTATTGATTGCACAAAAGTGCAAGATTTTTTTGTGAAAAATTTTTTTGGGGTCGTGTTTTAAAAACATGGGGGTCGTTTGAGGTGAAGTTGGTGTAAAGATTTTTTTGTAAAATTATATATTTTTGGTTGGGGACTATGGTATAGTCCCCCGATTTTATATAATAAAATCAATAACTTAGATAAAAAAAATAACCTGCTAAATTAAGCAGGTTATCTTTAAAAGTTTTGTTTAAGAATTATCTAAATGAAGCAATTCTTTCATTTAGATCTGCAAGAGTTTGATTATCTAAACCTGCAATTAATTCACTTGAACCACGTTCTTCATTGTTAGAAATAAATTCAATATTGTTAGATGGTCTCTGAATATTTGCAGATGTTAGAACCTCGTAACCATTATTAGAATAAGCATTTGATGTACCATATCTAACACCATATTCTTGTTGATTATGTGTTACTATAAATGGCTCATATCTTTCTTCAGCTCTAATCTCACTTATTGTTCTTCTTACTGATTGAGCATTATTGATATTACAATGTTCCATAATTTCTTGTACTGAACGACCACCTGCTACTCTACAGAAAGACCATAAACGTGATTTAACAGTATTAGAGCTTCTACCTATATATGATGGGCTTGTAAGCTCTTCTTGTACTGTATGGGCTTTAAATCGAGTTTGTAGGCTATGGTTAACCATATTCTGTAAAAAGTTAACACAAGTGAATATTTTATTAGTCTCTAATGTTCCACCATGTGAACGAAATTCTACAGTCTTTTTGGTGTTATAGTGTTGTAGATTTACAGCACTATATTTTCTTGTACCATTTGTATGATTTTGAACACGTTCTAAATCATGTTGTGTAACTCTAGCATTTAGAATTTGAGTAACACTAGCAGGTTTCCTAGACCAATAACCATTTGGTCTATTAGCTGCTCTACAAAAGCCACCATCATCTCTTCTAGATTTAGCAAAGCAGGAATGAAAGAAATCTATATGCTTTGATACTCTGTATAAAATATCTTTCATAACTTCTAATGGTATTCTAGATGAAGTATTAGTATCAAATAATTGATTAAGTTTATTTTGATCTAATAAATAATTTCTGTCAGCTTGTCTCATCTCTGTAGAACGTCTAGAAAATTCTTCATTTGTTAAACCTGCTTTAATTGGCATGGTGGATAAATGAATATGTGTTGAACATTTAACATTTACACGACCACCTTGTGATTGAATTTGTGCATAAACTCTATCCATATAATCTCTTGTAAATTGACAATCAGCCAATACAGGTAAGTCAGCTTCTGTTCCAACACTAGGATCGCTTTTATATGAAAGACCATTAATAAGATTTGATCTAGTGTTATAAGCATTCATTTGATTTGGTGATACACCTACACACTCAGGCTCTAGACCAACTGCTATTGTTTCATTTGTAAATAAATTCTGCATTGTTTTACCTTTCCAAAAATTTAACGTTGCATAATATAGTATATATATAATCTTTTTATGTAATCATTACAATACCTAAATACGAATAATTGTAACTTTTTTTTATAGCTGCGATTAAGTTATTGATTTTATTAGATTTTTTTTAATTTTCGAAAAAAAAATTTTTTTTCACCCACCCTATATTTATAACTCAGGTGACTCAAACCAAAGATTCGAGTCCAGCGTCATGCCCGATCCGATGCCAGTCCGAACAATTGTTCGACCCGACACCAGAAAAAACCCAGCTCGGTGAGCTGGGCTTTTTGCCTAGGAGACAACTATCTCCACTGCTTACCTCCGACCATTCTTGGTTGGACAGTGAATTTCTCACTCTGACGGAAGCTCTTAATGATGGCTTGATCTATGTGTGCATCAATATCATCATGGTAGAACTCTTCCCAGAATCCTTTTAATCCGTCACGAATCCCTTTGACGTAATATGGACTCGGTGTATGAAACCCTGAGTAATTCATCTTGTAAGCAAAACCTTTGTAGTCTGTGTTATACTGACAACCAATGTAACCTTCTACATCAATCTTCCTATACAATGATGGGAATCCCTCGAAACGATCAAGTGCCTTCTCGCAATCAGGTGTGATCTCCCATATTACACAAGGTACATCATGGATGTGATCTTCTACCTTTACGATGTCTGCTACATTGTTAAACTTTAATTTGTAATTAACAATGTGACCAGCACCAATTGGTTTAGCTTTAGGGCATCTTCTTGCCATAGCTTGCTTGTTTGTGTTTGCTCCGTAAGCAAAATAAATCTTTTTCTGCATTTAAATCTCCTTTGGCTGAAATTGATTTAATATATATATAGTATTGATTACTACATTAGTCAACATCTTTTTTAATTTTTTTTATTTTTTTTATTTTTTTTACAGCAACTGAATCGGGCTACAGGAGTACGAACAATTGTTCGGAAACAGCCAGTAAAAAAGGCTGGGAGAACCCAGCCTGTTTTTGTTATGTGATGTGGTCGTTCCGTCTGACCCTGACCTCTCCTGTGGAAAGTCTGATCTGCATGGACTCACCTTGCTTGAGCTTCATCATGTCCCAACCTCCTTTGGTGAACTCAAGACCTTGATCTGAAATCAAGTCGTACATTCCTCCTACACAAGCAAGCTCGTCTCCTTCATAGATTTCTACACCTCTACCTATGATGGTTTCCATAGTATCTCTAAAGTCTTTCATTTCTTTTGTCATTGTCATATCTATCTCCTTTGGCTGATATATTTATATTGTAATCATTACTACCCAGGAAGTCAACACCTTTTTTACATTTATTACAAGTTTCAGGTATTTCATCATCTCCAAGCATCGAGCTATAAACATGACCACAATCCATACAGGTGAATCTGCCTTCTGTTTCTTTTATCAACTTTGCCTCCTTGTTGAATACGAACAATTGTTCGGTTACAGGATAAAAAAGAAGCTGGGCTTTCACCCAGCTTCAGCTCCTCCCTTCTTAAAATGGTACGATTATTACAACAGCACAAAGCACTGCCCAGAAAATAATAGTTTGAACCACTGCCAATGCTATTTCCCAACTATCCATTATCGTCTCCTCTTTTTATTTCATAATACTTATCAACTATGTGATCAGCAAAATCATTGGTGAGACCAGTTTTTTGTTTAATCTCTTCCCAACCAGCATCGATTTGAGTCAATGAATAAACGTATCTTCCAATCTCTTTCATAATTTTATCTTCATTATGATAATCGTGGTATTTAGCCATTTGCACCTCCATTTATAACGTGCATGGTAGAGAACTTGATTTCCCATTCTCTATCCTTGTCCACACCAAGATGCTTGTTCATTGTATCGACAACTGCTCTGACGTGATCTTCGTCTCCAACAAACTTGTCAATCTCATGTGGATCATTGGGGTTTGCTTTAGTTAAAGGATAGTAGCCAGACTCATTCTCTATAATCTTTGCTACCCTAAACTTGTTGCCCTCTTCTGGGACATCTGTGAAACAATAATTTGACATTTTTTTCTCCTTTGGCTGTTTCATTTATATACATAGTAATCATTACATTATATAAGTCAACAACTTTTTTTTAATTTTTTTTATTTTTTTTTTAATTTAGGTGTTGACATTAATTGTAATGATTGCTATATATATAAAAGACGGCATGACAGTAATGGTTTACAGTATCCCGTCACAATGCAAAAGGCACTTGCGTCTTTAGAACGAGATCTTAGGATCGGCATTTAAAACTGAGGTTCTTAAACTAGGTGTAGTCGAAGTTTTACAGGGTGGGGTTGCATGACTCAAAAAGAAACCCCCCACAACATGAGGTCGAAAGTTCGGGGTAGGGGGTTCACAGACCTAAAATAGCAACTCCCCCAGTTAATGTGAGAGCATGAAAAAAGAGTCGAGAATCCTTTCCATCTCGGCTCTTTTTTTTGTCTGGTATTTGAGTTCGAACAATTGTTCGTATTTAACCTAACCAAGAGAAGCCCAGCCGTCACCAGCACAAAAAAAATCGGGAGCAGGTTTCCCCGATCCCGATTGTTGCTGGGCAACCTGCCCGATTTAGTTTGTACGATAAAGGTAAAAGTCGCCTTGTTCGTTCTCGTTGCCATCATAGCCAGACAAGAAGTGACCCCTTCCATCTGTAGCAATTGCTTCTTGTACAAATTTATTAAAGTCTTTGATCAATTTAAATATTGCATCATTTGCAGTCTCGCAACTATCTTGCAACTTTTCGAAAACCTCTCGATCTATTCCAGAGTGAGAAGCCAAAAAGTCAGGATTGAATGCCCAGACTGTTTCCTTGATGTATTCTGCTACTTTGTCATCTGCTTCATCATCAGTCAAAACCATGTATTCTTCATTTCCGTAAGTATAATAATGATCGTCTTGATGTGTGATGTTTGCCTTGCCGATTTCGTTAAGCTCCATGAACTCAGCAACTGCTTCTACTTTTTTAATATCCATTTTTAATCTCCTTTGGCTGAATATGTATATATAATATAGTAATGATTTCTACCTGTCAACTGTTAATATTAACTTTTATTAATTTTTTTTTCAGGTGTTGTCCGCTGTCACCAGCAGCACAGCGCGAACAATTGTTCGGATTCAGGGCGGAACGGCGCACCAGACTCACCCGTGCGTGAGTACGAACAATTGTGCGTATTCAGGTCTGGACGGGGAGTTGTGCAGCCCGATCCTTCACCTGACCCGAAGGGTTTACCAGCTCAAACCTAGGCTGGAAGCCAAATAGTAGCCCGATCCAGCCCCGATCAACCCCGATAACCAGCCCGATTAGCAGCACAACTCCGAACAATTGCTCGTATTACAGCCCGATCACAGCCCGATTACCTGTGCGCCATAGAAATTGTTCGGAGATCCCGTGCCAGACCGCAGCAAGTGCAGTCCCGATAATACCCACGTTTAACTATTTTTGCCTATCTTCTTTGGGTGTATTTGGGTGACGTTGGCTTTTTTCATACGATCCTGTGCTTTTTGTTGCAGATTCTGGAGTTCAGCCAGTATTTCTTCCTTCGTCATGCTATCGACTTTCTCATGTAGTACATGAGCCTTGTTTACAAGCAATCCAGTAGCCTTTAAACGGAGTTCTTCAGCCCGAATAGCCTCACCAAACTTTCCTGACTCCCAAGCTTCGTTACGAATCTTTAACAGATCCCGAACAGACTTATCTATCGTTACACCAAACCGACTTCTGTTTTCCTCCTGCATCTCTTGAAATCGTTCCTGCACGACTTCGTTACGAAGCAACCTAACTGCATCTACTGACGGATTACTGTAACCAGCTTGTCGAGCTGCGTTTGTCTGTGTCATATCCTTGTGCATGAAATTATCCAGAAAATCTTGTTGTTTCTGGGTTAATCTTTTTAGCCCTTTTGATCTTTGTTCTTGTGGTAAATTTTCGCCTACTTTTGGCATCTGCTTTTACTCCTTGTCGTTACGTTATTTGGGATAGGGGGTGGTGGTTACTTACCACCCCCCTATACCCCCTATAGGGGGGGAAGTTCGGTAAGTTGGTAAGTTTCAATAAAATCAATGACTTACAGGGCATAAAATACTTACCAAGCCATTTGGTAACCAATGTAAGTAAACTAATTTTATTCAATAAAATCAACATCTTACAGGTTACTTGCAATTCTACTTACCGAGTAAGTTGGTAAGTTGGTAAGTAAATCATCATAAATCCGAACAATTTTCGGGTCTGGAGTCCTCCTGTACCAGTTGCCCATTTCAGTTTGTTTATAATTTAATGACCATAGTGCTTTAATAAAAGCAAACTCACATTTAAAACAATGCTCTTTATCACAATTCATGTAATGATAAACATCAATGTCCAGTTGTCTTGCAAGCCCAAATTCAACAAAACAGCCCATACACAGGCTTTTTTCCATCATTGGGAACGCCATACCCCGAACAATTTTCTCGTTGCAGTTGCAACAGTTCTTTGCTTTAGCTTTCATTTACAACCTCCCTTCTAAGTTCTGTAAATAAAGGTGCATCTGAACCTAGCCTGTTTTCAGCTATATCCACATACTTCTGATTAAGTTCGATAATCGTAGCATCTCTGCCATGTCTATCAG